CCCATTGGTGCTGGCTAGAAGGCCCTTCAGATGCAGTGCGCTGCCCGTGGGAGGCGTTCCGATGGTCGCCGCAGTGGTGGTCTGCACCAGCCGTACCGGGAGCGAACTCGCCGCAAGGGTCGCGCGCCACGCATAGATGTAGGATGTGTTATCTCCGCTGTAGGAGCCCGTGTTATCGGCCGTCGCCAGCGACAGGGTTGGCGTGAGACTCGTCGCCGCATTCGTCTTGCGCCCGATGAGCGAGCAGATGAACCAGCCGTTCCCGAGATCCACGGAAGACGTGCGCAGCCCGGACCAGTTCGCGCCCGCGAGCGTCGTTCCAACCGCCCCTGTTGATAGGTTGAAATAGGCACTGATCGTCGTCGAACCGGTGTTCTCGAATATCTGCAGGCGTGCCCATGTTCGTGCGCCGGCCCGAAGGGCAACACTGAAACAGAAGTCCGCCGCCGATGACGCGACCGTAATTGTCTGCCCGATGGCATGCGTATTCGAGGCCGTGTTGTCTTCGGTGATCTGATCTGCCGTTGAGCCGCCGAGCGGATCAGCGACGGCATTGGCGGTCACCGTCGAACGGGTTTTCGACCATGATGCGTTGTCGAACTCATCGGATCGAAGCAGGCTGTTCGTTCCGGCATCGACCATTGCGCAGCGGGAACACGAGATGTACGGCACCTCGAAGTAGTCCCCTGCGACGACTCCCATCGCAACGCCGTCCTGCGGGCTGATGAAGTAAGGTGAGGCCGACTGCGCAATGAACCCGACCGTGACCATGCCGAAGGCCGCATTCACCGCAGTCCCGCCATTAACCTGACTGCCTGCGGTCGTTCCCGCGACGATTGCAGGAATCATCGACGCAAAGCCGCGCCCCGGCCTGAACATCGCGCGCGCCGCATAGGGCGCGTATTGCGTTAGCGTGATACCGGAGGTGTTGTAGGCGGATGAGCCGTTCGTCGCATTGTTCAGGATGCGCGAGACGCGAAGAACACGATCCGCAGCGGAGATGGCGGAGGTCGGTGAGAACGCCGTCCAGCCTGTCGTGCCCAAATCGAACGCGTTATTAGCGAGTAGTTCCCCGGTCAGAAACGAGCCGCGACGCTGACGGGACTTGTCCTGCGCGAAAACTGCGTTCTGACGGCCACGAAGGCTTGCGAGCCAGGATCGAAGCTGCGCACGTTCGGCGATACCTTCCGCTGTGAGCCCGCCGTGTTTCGTCGTCTCTAGCGTCAGGCCGAGCCGGTCACCGCCACGTGCAGCAACGATCGTCTGCCCGCCGAACATGCCACGCGAGATCCCAGACGAATCGAGATAGCGAACGCTGGTCCTTGCATGCCGGAGGTTCAGCGGCATGAGCACATCGCTCATCCGTGTCTCCGCTGGCGGGAGAGCGTGTCGAGGATGTCGGACTTCAGAGCTTCGTTGTTCGCTTTCATCACTGCAGGCAACTGCGCGATAAGGTCTTGTGTGGCGCCACGCGCATCGATGTTGTAGGTAGGCGCGACGATCAGACCACCTCCGCCACCTACTGAGACCGACTCCCCTGGCGAAGCGCGGAATGCGACGAGTTGTGAATCCACGCCCCCGCTACCGCCGACCATAAATGATCCGCCCATGGCGAAGGCAGGCAGCTTCGATACTGTCGGGGTGACAGGCTCCAGAGAGTCAGCGCCGCCGCCCGCGCCGATGCCGAATATCCCGCCCAGAAGCCCACCGAGAGCACCACCGCCCGCTCGTGACGTAAGCGCATTCTCAAGTGCAGTTCCGATCTTCTCGATCGCCGTGAATATCGCGCGGTCACTCAGCGTCTGCAGCAACGTTCTCAAGAAGTTCTTGGCGAAGTTTCCGCCTTGGTGGAAAGCGCTGTTCATGGAAGATTCAAAGACCTCCCTGAAGGCTTTTACGCGCTCCTGCGCCTGCGTCAGGAAAACATCCACCTGTTTGCGCGCAGATATGAGAACAGGAGAGAGATCGATGGCATTGTTGTATTTCTGCTTGGCTTCATCCAGACGCCGATTGAATTCCTCGGCTGTGATGACATTGTCCTGCAGAAGACCGCGGAGCTTGGCTTCGGTGTCATCGAACTGCGCTGAAGCTGTTTCCAGCGTTCGACGAGTCTGCTTGTCCCAGTCGTCGAGAATTGGGTTAATCCCGCTACGGCCAGAGAGTTTACCGACCGATGCGACCACCTCTTCCAGATCGGGCCGGTAGCCAGGGGGCTTGCCGCCCTGAGCCAGAAGAGCAGCCGTTCCGGGTGATTCCAGATTTCTGGTACTAACGCTCGAGCGGAGAATACTGAGCTGCGTCTCCGCAGCTTCCAGTGCTCTAAGCGCGTCCCCCTTTGACTGGAAGCCCTGGAAGACCTTGACGTCTGGGAATTTGTTGAAGTAGTCGAGAGCGGACTGAATCTCGCGGATTCTGTTTTGCAGATGCAATATCTGATCGCCGCTCACGGCGGCTGCGATCTGATCGAAAAACAGCGCAACGGCAGGAGCCGCTTTAGCCGCGAGGGTCGTGGCGAGCCCGCTCGCTGAGGCCTCCATCCTGTCGATGGCCTTCTTCGCATCGTCAAGGTTCTGCAGTTGCTCATCCGTAAAGCTCTGCCCGAGTCTCTCTGCTTCCTCCCGAGCCTTGCGAATGCCTTCTGCGCCCTTGGCGAAAAGCTGATCCAGATCCGCGCCACTGCGGCCGAAGAGCGCCATCTCGACGCGCGCCTTGTCCCCGGCACTACCGAGCTTCGATATCCGGTCCGCGATGACCTCGAACTGTTCTTCCGGCTTCAGGCTCTGAAGTTCGCGATACGTCAAACCGAGAGCGTGCAGAGCCTCGTTCTGGTCTTTACCGGAAGTAGACGCTTCGCTCAGCGACTTGTTCATCTTCACGAATAGGTCAGAGAGCTGCTGCACTCCAACGCCCGCGACCTTGCTCGCGTAGGCAAGTTCTGAGAAAACCTTGCCATTCACCGCCGCTTTTTCTGCGGCATCGTGAAGCTCGGCACCTGCCTCGATGACTCTTCGAGTCAGTTCAGCGATAGCCGCAACCGTAACGCCTTCGAATATGCGCTTGACGTTCAGGCCAAAGCTTTCGAGCCTGCGCTCGACATTCTGAATGCCGGACTCAAAGTTCGCCGTGCGCGCCGCGATGTCAACGAGGATGTTGAAAAGAGCCATCAGAATTTCCCGTAGTTTCTGTTGGCTTTACGTTCGGCACGCTCGATCGCCTTCTCGCAACTATCAATCACCATCTGTGCAGCCGTCCGGTTCTTCGAATCGAACACGCCGACGACGAAAGGGAACTGACGGAACTGACCGCTGCGGGTATGAAAGCCCTCTTCGAGAAATCTCCAGTAGAACGCGTTCTCGGAATTGTCCTCGTTACCAATCGTGTTGACGGTCACCCGCGCTCGTACGGTCTTGGCAGTGATACGGGTCTTGACGACGATATTGCGTGCGAGTTTCCCGGTGAGCTTGGGAGCGACCAGTGCGATAAGCTGCTGGAGGTAAACCGCAGACTGGCGCACTGAGGACCGAAGCGCATTCTTTGGCAGGAAGGACCGCAGATCGCGCATAGCTTCAATGATATCGGTACGACCCTTCAGATCGACCGTGACGGAGTCAGTCATGCCTCACCAAAGAACTGCTTGAGCTGTGATTCGACATCGCCAGAAGGTTCGGCGCCTTTCTTGTGCATCTCTTCCTGCAAAGTGAAGTGCGCGAAAAGCTCCATAAGCTCGGCGCTATTCGTGGCTTCGAGCAACTCGGTGGGAGTCTTACCCAACCGCACGGCGAGGCTAATTACTGCGCGACGCCAGGGTTGGGCTCTAAGTTTCCCTTTGCTTTCTCCATGGCATTGTCCGTAAGAAAGTTCAGCCGTTGCGCGACCTGGGCGAGCCTGTCCAGAAGAACTGAACTTTCCTTGCCGAGTTCTGCGATGTCTTCAGGCTTGAAGAGTGGAGCGCCGCTCTCATCGACAAGGCAGCGTACGAGGAGCCGCGCGCGCATGTTCTTCATTGCGCCGTTGTTACGTTCCTTGTACATCTCCATTTCGTACTCGTCTCGTACCTCACCGGACATGACCTGCACCCACACATCCCCGCCCCATTCGGGCATGGCGACCTTCTCGCGTGGGGTCTTGCGCGCCGCGAGAATCTGCTCTCGCGTCAGGCTCATGCAAACCTCGAAGGCGCAGCCTTGAGGCTCACCGAGGATGTCGCACGGAAGACGTCATTCTGAGGTGCTGTAACCTGATATGACTTCACGAACCCGACGAAGCACGCCTTCGTCGAATTGACGAGAGCGATGGTGAATACCTTCTCGGCCTGATCTTCCTTCGCCTGCTGCATGGCGAGCTGCCCCGTGTCCGCAGTATCCAGCAGCATGCTCATGCTCATGTCACCGAAGTCCTGCAGGCCCTGTAGCTTCTCTTCGGCAACCGACAGCAGATGCGTCGTCTTGATGTCCGGGGCTGTGCCGGTGAACATGTTCGGAAGCCCCTCGACGGTGCCTACCGCGCTCATGGTGGCCTTGTACGAATCACCACCCGAGACATAGGCCGTGTAGTTCGTGCCGTTCACACCCTTGAGCTCGAAGGAGTTTGTCGTGACATTCGCCACGACAAACGCGCGGTTGTTGAGCTGAACCATACCGACGACGTTCGCAACTTTCACGATATCGCCGTTGGTGTAACCGTGCGCCGTCGCAGTCACGACCACTGGATTCGCAGCTGTGGCACCCGTAATCGCCTTCGTGGAGGCGAGCGCCGTCTCGACACTCAGGATAGTGCCTT